GGTTTGCTTCCGGGATTGAGATTCCAAGGGTGGCCATCCTTACTACACCCTCACGGAATACCTCGTCAAATAGACTATCCCAAAGGATTACATCCGCCGGGCCTGTGAGGGCGGCTGGCTTTACATAATATCTGCCCGTGATCTGGACGCTCATGATCACCGCCGGACGAACGTAGAGGGTATTCCCGATTATCTTGTATTTGCTCGGGTATAGGCAAGCGTCTTCTCCGTACCAGTCGATCTGGTAGCCTTCCCACCAGTTCTCGTCGTGTTCGTCGTCGTCATCATCGCCAAGATAACTCGGCTGGAGCTTGTGCTTGTAAGGCGTCATGGTGGCCGGTAGATCGGCGGTGATGATGTAAATAGCCTCACCGGGGCTCAGCGATAGCCCAAGGTCAACGGTAAGCGCCTTTGATCCAGTGCCTACTGTGAGAGAGGTCGTTGAAGATCCTATCACCGTCGAGTAGGTTCCGGGAGTAGCGGCAAGAGCAATATCCCAGTCAGCCAGCGTGTCGGTGCCGCTCGCGGTTGTGATGTTTGCAACAAGGGCTCCGGTCACAGCATTATAGCTCGTAACCGATCCGGCCATCCAGTCGGTATACAGTTCGGTTGCCTTTGGCTTTTCCGCCACCGACAGAAAATTTGACGGGAGGGCTATCGAGTACCCTCCCGCCGCTATCGTCAAGTCGAGGTTGCCTGAAGCCTGTATGTCGGACTTCCGGCTGAGAAGCATCTTGTAAATCAGTGACTGGATAGATGTCGCTGCCTGGTAGATAGATATCCCGCTTTGCTTCGGGAGCTTACTTAACCTTGGGAGAACATCGTGGACCAGGTCCCCTACTGTGTATGACATAGCTTACTCCGTTTTATGAGCCTTCACGTGTGAAGCATATCCTGCCGCGCTTGTGCACACCTTGTTGCATACGGGGCAGACAAGCGACGGTGGCGCATCATTCGCTTCAGGTTCTTCTACCTGCATGGAGACCTCGTCTTTCAGCCAGCTCCAGGCTTCATATTCGGTCGGGAATGGGAATATCCCGCTCTTTCCGCTCTTCCACCCTCCGTCGAGTCCGCAATACTGAAATGGTTTCGACTTCTTCTCGACGATGTATCCCTCTTTGCCTGCCTCTTGAAACTTCGTGATCGCATACCCGGAAAGGTCTATCGGCCTCTCTCGCGTCCCCTCGGGAAGTTTCTGGTGCTCTTTATACTCCCGGAAGGAATTAGGATATCTCAGCAGATGTTCCAGATGTTCAGGCTTCGATATCTCGCATACCGATGTCGTCGGTTCTCCCGGTGTGACGGGTTTCCCGTCAGCTCCGAACGGCTGGGGCATGAACAGGTAGCGAACTTTGTCAAGGAACAATGGCGTCGGCCCAACTCTCTGTATCAAACATTCAATAAGCATCGTGCTTTTCCTTTCCATGTTATGAGCGGGGGAGGTTTCCCTCCCCCCTCGGTTAAAGGTTAATCGAAGTCGAAGGCGTACCCGATTGCCACGGTGCCTGCTGCTCCAGTGCTGGCTTCGGTAGTAAAATTCACTGCGATGATACGGTCATGCAGTTTATCAACACCGACACCGACTCCGGACGGCACCAGCGCTGCGGTTGCCGTGTCGAGAGCAACACGGCCAGCAGCAGAGCTGCGTCCGATGGTAAGCCCGGTCATAATGTTGCTGTACGCAATCACCGTACCGTCGTCCAGAGTCACGCTGGAGTCTTCGAGTTCGGGGACATGCGTAGCACCATCAATTCCGTGAACGGTCGCGCTCGCGACCGGGTCACCGTAATAACTATTCAGAATACCGATATCCGCGACAATATCGTCCCCCGTGGACAGCGAATCAAACTCCGCGAACAGTGCAAAAAGCCTCGCTCCTGCGGGGAGAACTCCCAAAGCCAGGATCGCGTTGTTCGCCGCCGTGACTTCCATTTCCGCCTTAGTGACTTCCATCTGGCGGTAGTCCCACCGAGCCCCAGGCGAAGGACTCTTCGGGGGATTCGTGTAAAGATCCGGTGCCAGTTTAGCTGTTTTTGCCATTGTTTGTATCCTCCTTTCGGTTACGGTCTGGTTGCTGCCGTGTCGATAGCAATGACGCCGAAGTCATTGCCATTGAACGTGACCTTCTTAAAGCCCCAAATGGTATGGGTCGTGATCACGACACGGTTGTTGTTATCCCGGCCCTCTTCGTTCCACCCGAAACGAAGATCCTGGCCGGGAGACCCGAACGCCAGTGCGCCTGCCTGCTGACCGCAGAACAGAGCACGAGAGGCATTCACAGCGCCACTACCGTAATCCGTGAAGCGGATAACGTTCTGGTGCTTCTGCAGGACCACTCCGTTCCACATGCCGAGCATCCCGGTCATAAAAGCCGAGCTCTTCCCGGCGCTCATTGCAATCGCCTTCTGGATGTCTGCCCAGTCGAGCGAGGTTGCATTCCGGCGCAGGTCGAATGCCTGGTAGGGGTCCATGATAAGAAGAAAGCACTCCTCTCCGTCGACGTTTACCCGCTGGAGCTGAGGCACCTCAGAGTAAGCAGGCCCTCCGCCGCCCATCATTTCCGCATACGCGACCGCTCTGTCAATAGGCAGGGTTGACATCTTGTCGGTTGCGGTGACTGTGGCCTTGGATGTTGCCACGCCGCCATAGACGATGTGGTTGGTATCCGGAGCCGTCAGGCTGTTGTTCGCAAACCCCGAATAGGTCGTTTTGAACACGAACTCGCTATTGGTACCGCGAGCGCCAGAGAGATACATGAAGATAACCTCGTCAAACACTCGGGCCCACCAGTCGGTCTCACGAACTTTCGCGATCTTCCGCAGGTCGTGGACTGTCCGTTTCCGAGTCATCCGGCCGCCTGCGTCCGCGCCGCCTCGCATTTGATCAATGTAGACGTTGTCGGTGAAGAACACCAGTTTTTCCTCTTTGCCGTGGAGCTCCAGGTCCCCTTCGATTGGCTCCATGTTTAACTGCATGGACAGGTCGTAGGTGATCTGCTCACCCGCGTCCGCTTCCAGGTCAGTCAACTGCCAGATCGGCATGGTCGGGGTTTCTCCCTTCGCCATGTACTTCCGGGTCCAGTACCCTTTTCTGCCAACATCGACCGCCAGGTTCCCGGAATACCTTTTGACGGCCTTGGCATCGTTCAACCCAATAATCGTTTGTGCCATTTTTCATGCCTCCGTAGTATGACCGTCCTTGGTCGGTTATTGTGGGGCAAAAGCCCGTCAGCCGTTATCCGGCACCCTTTGCTGCCTGAAATGCTTGATGGGGATGCTGCGGTCTGCTGAAATCCTTAGTACCGCTTGTCTCCCTGCCTTTTCAGTCAGTGTCACTGATATCTCCTTTGCCTCGGCTGCCTTTTCTCGAAGATCGAAGATCAGTTCATCGCCTACACTTATAATCTTGATCAGCGCCATTTCGTCACCTGCTGTTGAGGTAACGGTCCCTCACCTCTGGGGACAACTTCTCAAGAGCGTCCTCATACGCCTGCCCACTTAACTTGTCGAGCCCAGCCCATGCACCGTCCGTACTGTTCGGTGCTGCCGGAGGAATGTCCCCCAGCGTCTGGTGCTTCGGAAGTGGAGAAGCCGGTTTTTCTTCCTTTCGGACAACAGGAGTTGCTTTGGTCATGCCGAAAGCCTCCCGTACCGCCTTGTCTGCTGCTGCCAAGAGTTCAACCCCGCTTGCGCTCGCGTACTTCGGGTCAGCTCCCAGAGACTTCACCGCTTCTCCGAGGGCTCCGAACAGGGCACTTCCTTTCAAGCTCTTTTCCAAATAGATCGGTCTTGACCTCAAAAAGTACGCCTGTTCCTTCTCCCAAATCAGCCCGGACTTCGCTGCGTCTCTCGTCTGGATGTTCTGCATGACAATCCCACGATTAATCGCATCTCGCGCCTTATTGTACTCGGCCAGGGTGATCTCCTCGGCCTCGTACGTTTCGTCCAGTTCGTCGAGCTTATCCTGCAGCTCGTCCGGGACAAAATCGATGGGGGGGAGCTCAGAATCAGCCACCGTTGCTCTGAACCTTAAAAGATCCGCTTCCGGGACTTCTGACGATGGCGGGGCCTCTGCTGCTGGCTCCGGGGGAGCTGCTTCCACCGCCAGCTCCTCGTTAGTTTTCGCGGGTGGTTCATCCACCTTCGCGATCTCGGCAAGCTGTTCCGGCGTCAGTTCATCAGCGGGTTCCTCTTCCTCTGTGTCGAGCACACCTTCCTGCTCAGTTTTTGAAAGATCGTCCCAGTCTTCCTGTGAGATTCCTTCAGGAGGTTTGTCCAAATCCGGTGCCGCTGGTACCAGATTCTCCACCTTTTCTTCCTTATCCATAATGCCTCCTATGATCGATTAAAGATTTAATCCCCTTTGCCCTTTTTGGCGGGCTTGCCTTTTTTCACCGGCTTCGTGACTTTCTTCATGTCCCCCCCTATTCTTCACCGCCGCCCAGTTCGACCAGCGTCTCGGCCTCTTTGAGCCTTTTAGTATTCTCTTCCAGCTTGGTCTTCGCCAGCGCCTGCACCTTTTTCATCCGCTCCGGATCCTTCATAATTGCCTGGGCCCTTGCATAGGCGAGAAGATCTGCTTCACATTCCCAGTCGTCTGTACTGCAGACCATCGTCGTTTTGTTGCTCTTCCCTGTCCCCTTACGTTTTCCTTTTTCGTACATATCGTTCTCCTATACTCCCACCGGAAGCGGCGGGGTCGGTAAAGCGCCTTCCGGCACTCCCGGAGCTGGTGAAGGTATCACCGGCTGCTGGGGCTCCACGGGCGGCTGTTCAATCTTCTGCTGAATCCCCGGCTGCTGTGCTTCTTGGACCAGCGCGTCGGCGGCTGCCACTATCTGCGGCCGTGAGGCTACGCTATTCGCTACTTCCAAAGCCTTCAGGAACCCTTCCAACTTCACAAACTGGGCGTCGGCGTTCACCTTCATCGCCTGGCCTTTTAAGAGCGCGGCCTGTAGTTCTGCCATCGTTTTCTGTAGCTCTTCGGCCATCTGCTGCTTCTCGGCCATAATCTGGGCGTTCTTCTCAACCTCTGCCTTCTGCTCGGGCGTCATCTCGTCTTCTGCGCCCCTCTGGTTGTTCACCTTCCTGATTCTTGCTACGATCTCGTCCTTGTTGGGGAGGTCGTCCATCAGGTCAACCACCTCGTCGATCAGAGAGAGCGCGAGCTGCGGCATGGTCTTCGAGAGGCCCATCACCAGGTCAGACAGCATTTGGAACATCGACATCCGGATAGTCTCCCGGTAGTCCTGTTTCGCAACGATGAAGTCGGCCTTCTCGGCGGTGATGCTGTTGGTGATCGTCCCTGCACCGTCGGATTGATTAATATCGACAAAGTCGTCCTTCTGTTCATCTCCGGTTATCCGGATCTCTTCGGGCTTGTCCTTGAACTGTTCAATCAGGGAAAGTAGGATTTCTCCGCCCGTCTTGAATGAATGGTAGTAGTTGTCGAAAAAGATACCACTGGTGGTGTTCCCTTGCTCCTGCAGGTTCTCAATAGCAATCCCAGAGAGCTGGCGCTTACTTTGGCCCAGGTTCTGCTCGGTGATCCCGGATATTGAGTTGATAAACCGCTCGTCATCTCTGGCCATCTCTACATGAGCGGCGGCAAGTGCTTGCTCCTTCTGGATCTCAAAGCGTTTCCCGGCGTTCACTTCTATCATCCCGTCCGGGCGGTTCAGTTCGTCGTATGCCTTCACCGGGTCATCCACGGCTCCCTTGTCGTAAATGACTCGGTTTGCAGTCAGCAGGACCAACGCTTTCGACCTTCTTCGGTTCAGATCGCTCTGCGGATCCCGCAAGTCTCGGATCACTCCATAGGGCATGCCATCGCGCTTTCGGCGGTAGCAAAAGAGCGGCTGTAGTGGGAATCTATTGTGGTTATACGGGGTCTGGATGTCCTGGAGATAGAACCCTCCCGCCCACATGGCGCAACGTACCACCATCATCTGCAGCTCTTCGAGGCTGAAGTATCCGCCCCTGACCAGGTATTGGTGGTCAGGATTATCCGGGCGCATAATCACGCCGTCGAGAGATCCGTAAGGTGTGTCATTACTCCGTGCCCGCATCAACTGGACACGCTCGGGCATCCTGTACCACATCTCCTGCATCTTCACGCGTTCACGGGCAGTATCTCCGGTCCCACCAAACATCGAATCGACCTCGCTTTCGAGATCGAACTCAGAGGCACTGTCGGTAATTACCACGTCTTCTGGGGTGTAGGGGTAGAGACTGTTCACGCTCTGGGCTAAGACACGCAGATGCCCAGCCCTGTCGGGGAACATTGCCTGTGCGACATCGAGATCGACCCACTTCTCCCGAAGCACATAGCGCATATCCATATAGTCGGGCCGGGTGGAGAGGTGGTCGTACCACATATTACGCCAACGCTCGGTGCTCATAAAGATCGGTTCATCCCCCGTCTGCCTGGCCCCAAACTCCATCCAGCCCACGCCTGCCGTGATACATTCGGCAAATGCTTCTGACCGGGCGTGCTCACCATCCGATACATCTTGTATATACTTGAAAACCTTTGTCTTTGTCTTTGCGGAGTTCGCCCCGGCCTTCTTCCGGGGCAGTATCCGGTAGTCAACCTTTGATCTCCGCTCCAGTCCCAGAATCCAGTTGACCGTGTTTTTCACCACATTGAACGTCATCGGCGGCTGATTTCTTTCGAGCAGTATCTTCAGGTCTTCGGATTCAAGCTGGATCCCGTCGTAAAAGTCTTCGTCGATCGCTTGCTCCATCCGGTTCTCAGCCTGGGCTATGCGGGCCTGCCGTCTCCAGCGCATGAGATGCTTCAGCCGTTGTTGTGCGTCTTGTGAATCAAGAGGGTTGTCCGGATCATTA